CCGATGATCGAGGCCAGGGCGAGCATCAGCGGCCCCATCACTACCATGATGGCGGCGATGGCACTGAAGCCCACAATCATGGCCTTGGCCGTGGCCGGATTGCGCTCCATGAAGCCGGTCAGTGCCTGGACGGCATTGGCGGCCATCTGCAGGCCAGACGCGTAGAGCGGCAGAATCTTGGCGCCCAGCTCCAGTTTCAAATCCGCCACCTTGGCCAGGGTTTCCAGTTCCTTCCCGCTGGCGGTGTCGCGTCCGAGCTTATCGAGTTCGTCGATATTGGCGGCGCCCCGGTTCAATTTCTCATTCTTGTGGATCTGCGCGCGCTGCTGGTACATCGTGGAGAAGAGCTGCGCTGCCGTGCGGTTCGAGAAGATCCCGCCGATGGCATCGAGAATTCCCTTTTCGTCCGTGATGCCCTTGCTGGCCAGTTGCGGCAAGAGCACTTTCTCCATCCATTCAAATTGGTTCTCGCGGAACAGGTCCGCACCCTTGATGGCACCCGGATTCAGGAACGAGACTTGCCCGGCCTTGTCATGCTTGACCTTGGACTGGTCGCCGATCAGGCCCAGGTCCGCCAGCATGCCAATGGAACGCTTGGTGGTCCGGCCCTGATAGAGGTTCTGGTAGGCGCTCATCATTGATGTGCCGACCCGGTTGCCGCCCATTTCCTGCACCAGGGATTCCATCTGGTAGTAGAAGGCTTCATCCTTGATGCCTTTGGCCGCAATACCGCCCGTCTTGATCAGATTCAGCCATTCGCTAGGCCCCACACGGCCACCTGTGGCGGTCAGCACTTGCTGCACCATGTTGGCCTGCTTGGAGAAGGTGGCGATGTCCTTGGTGCCGTTGCGCATTTCGATGACCTTCAGCATGTCCATGAACTTACGCTCGTTCTCGGCGCCCTCGGCCTCGCCATAGAAGGCGTGATTGCCGAATTTCATCTTGGCCATCATGGGCGCGACCATTTCAGCGTGGTGCGTGTCCCCAAAGGCCGTGATGCCGTCGCGTAGCAATTGCAGGTTGTCGAGCTGGCTGGTGCCGTAGGTCTTCATATCGCGCGCGAACTTGATCGCCTCGGCGGTCGCCTCTGTCCCCAGGCCGAGCGCACGCACACGGCCGTTCTCCGTTTCGTAGTGTTTGGCTTCTTTCAGACCGGCCAGGACCGGCGCACCCATGGCAGCGCCACTCGCCGTGGCACCGACGCCCGCCGCTGCCAGGCCGCCCGCTGTACTGCGCAGCTTGTCGGCGCGCTGGCGCGCATTGGCCATGACCTGCTGTTGACGATTGCTGGCGGCCAGCTTCTTTTGCTGGTCAGCCAATTCGGCGTTGGTGGCTGCAATGCTGTTCTTGAGCCAGGTCTGCGCGTTGGCAAGCTGGCGCGAACCAACACCCGCATCGGCCAGGCGCTCGCGCAGCGCACGATACTGCGTGCCTTGCCGCTCGCTGGCTTCCTGCAGGGATTTGACGCTGCGCACGGCAGCGTTGAATTCGCGCGTCATGGCGCGAGTCGGGTTCTCGATACCCTTCATCCTGGCCGCCAGCTCTGTCACGCGCTGCTGCGCGGTGGACAGTTCGGCATTCGTCTTGCGCATGCCCTGATGCAGGTCGCGCAGGCCATCGAGGTCTTTTTGTTGCTTGTTCAGCTCGCGCAGCCGGTCGCTGGTGTCCTTCAGTGCCTTCCCGGTGTCCTTGGCACCGCTGGCGATCTTCTTCAGCGGGGCGGTGATTTTCTCCATCATGGAGAACACCACCTGCATTTTCAGTTCATTTGCCATTTACTCTACCCCGCTTCTTACTCGCGCGCGCTCGCGCCACTTCATGAGGTCTGCCAGCTCCAAGTCATCCATCGCGGCCGGTGGCCAATGAAACACCGTCGCGATGTCGGCCATGGCATCCTCTACTTCGATTGGGAGACCAAGGCGCGGTCCGCCTTCGGTGCCAAAAAAACAGAGACCTCCATGCCGCACTTGATCAGGTCGGCCGGGTCCATGGCGGCGACGTCGAACTGCGTCAGGGCGGGTTCACTGATGCGAGGCAGCACCACCTGCAGTGCGCTCACGTTCATGTTCATGAGATCCATCAGGCTGACGCCACGCAGGGCGCCAGACTTGGGGCGGCGCAGGGTCAGCTCAGTGATTTGGGTATTGCCGCGCGTCAGCGGCTCGTCCAGCTCGATGACGACGGTTTCGATTTTGGGGGCGGTTGCGGTGGTCATGGTGGTTCCTTGTCAGATTGGGAATTAGGAGAGGCAGGCGGCGGGGTGCCGCCTGGCCATTACAGGCCGATGGCCTTGCGGATGTCGGCGCGACGATCTTCGCCGCCGACAATTTCGATGCCGTTCATGAAGTCGAAATCGAACATCACTTCGTTGTCGATGGTGAGCTTGTAGGCGCTCAGGGGCATGCTGAACTTGTGCGAGGTGTCATCGCCCACCTTGGCATTGCCCATATCCACTTCTTTGTAGCGGCCACGCACGGTGATTTCCACCGCCTGCACAGAACCGTCATCGTCGTTCTGGTAAGCGCCTGCGAAGCGCAGTTGCACGGCACCGTGGGACTTGGCCGCGTATTGCTTCAGCGCTTCCTTGACCAGGCCACCGGCGGTCCACTCCAGCTGGATGGCTTCTTGGCCCAGGTCCACCGAGACCGGACCGGACATGCCGCCCGCGCGATATTCCTCCATCTTGCGCGACAGCTTCGGCAAGGTCACCTCCGTGGCCATGCCGGCAAAGCTGATGCCATTCTCGAACAGGTTGAAATCCTTCAGTTTGTGGGGCATGCCCATGTCTTGCTCCTATGATGTGAGGACGGGAGGCGGCCAGGCGTACCGGCCGGCTACCCATTAGGCGGCGACGCGCGCGGCGAAGTCGGCCAGGTATTGGTCGGTAATGCGCTGCTGGAACAGCAGGTTTTCCACGGGCGGCACCGGGGTGTAGCCGTAGTCGATAGTGAGCTTGCCGGCCTTCAACGTGTCCTTGTCGTTGAACTGCTCATCGAACCAGGCTTCACCGTCGATGATGTAGCCGCTGGCCTTCAGGGACCGGAACTTGGCATTGATGCTGGCCACCAGATCCTTGACGAGAGAAGGCGTCATCGGCAGGTCGACATAGACCATGTGCGCCTCGGCAATGGTGTCGGCCAGCACCTGGGCGGTGCGGGTGTAGTTCTCGAACGGGAAGTAACCACCCTGGATTTCGCAGGTGCGCGAGCCCCAGAAGCGATAGCCGCTCATGTTGATGAGGGTGGTCACTTCCTTGGCGTTGAGCACGCCGGCGTCGGTGGCCGGATCTTGCAGATCCCAGAACACGTCACGGCTGATGCCGGTCGGACCGTTCACCACCACGTTGGAGAGGGTCTTGTGCCAGCCGGTCTGCTCGTCGATCTTGGCACGCAGGCCCAGCGCGTAGGCCACGGCCGAGATACTCACATCGGCGTTCGAGGTGGTGTCCCACGAGACGAATTCCGGCCAGATCAGCATGACCTCCCGCTGGCCGAACTCCGCACGGTAGGCGGTGGCGGCCACCACGGTGGCGCAGTTCCAGCAGGATGCGTAGACGAAGGCGCGCAAGGTCTGCGCCAGGGAGGCCAGTGCATTGGTCACCGCCTTGGTGTCCAGGCCCGGCGCACCCAGGATGCGCGGCTTGATGCCGAGCTTGGCTTGTGCTGCCAAGAGAGCCTTGGACCCGGTATAGCGGCCCTCGGCGGAGACACCGCCGATGACCAAGCTTGTTTGCTCGGCTTCGTCGTCACCCTCGGCCACGCGCACCAGCACCACCAGCGGTTTGGCCTGTGCGGCGATGGCTTCCAGCACGCGGCGCATCGTGCCGCGCTTACCGGCCTTGGCCAGCGCCGCGACAACGTTGGTAATCAGCACTGCGGTATCCAGCGGAAAGGCTGTCGCATCCGCATCATCGGCCGTGACGATGACGCCGATGACTGCGGTGGAGATAGTGCGGATGGGGCGCGTGCCTTCGTTGATTTCGATGACGCGCACGCCATGGTGATAGTCAGCTGCCATATTGATAACTCCTAGTGAGTGCGGTTTAGGCTTGCGCCAGGGATTCTGCGGTCGGCTCTTCCGCCGGTTCCGCCGGCGCGGGAATTTCTTCGACGACCCACTCGCCGGCGGTGTCATATTCCGGATCCATCGGACCGAAGGGCGAGAGCCAGCGCGCGCGGTGGCCAGCCGGGATTTCCGGCACGGCCGTCTGCACCGCCTGATAAGGCACGTTGAGACGATCCTCCATTGGGAAGGGGTAGGCAGTCACGGTATGCAGAAAAATGCCGTTGTCGTCAGTCTGGTAGCAAGTAATCGGGGGCATGATCAGAGGTGAATACGTGGATTGAATGCGGTGTGTTTGGGTGCTGTTTCTGCGCCTGCGATGCCGGCGGCCACAACGCCGGTCACTGCTCGCGTGCCAATGGCTTGTGAGCCCCCCGCGCCGTAGGGAACGACATCAGTGCCGCCCACACCGCTGGAGAAGATCAGGCCGTGGTTGTGATCCTTGAGCGTGTCGCCCTTATAAGCGCCGAGCGTGCGCGCACTGCCGTTATCGGCATCCGTGCCGGTGAAACGGGGAAACACGTCACGTAGATCCGGAAAGCGGAAGGTATTGGCATCCACATCGGCAAACTTGAACGTCTTCGCGGTCCAGCTCGCGGCGGCGACGCTATGCCCGTTCTGCTGCGCCCATGCCCAAATCGATGCCTGGCTAGTCTTCGAGCCAAGCCCGCCGACCAAATCGGCCTCATACGATCGAGGTGCAGCCGTGGTGCCAAATTCCAACGCACCACAGCGCAAGGTGCGGTAACCATGAAA